AGGAGGAATGCTAATGCAAAACTATCAGAAACTTCTAAGGGAGAGTGTCGGCATTGCCGACACTCGCACCTTTTCCCTCGCGGCTGCGGTCGATAACCTACACTCCGCGCTATCTAGACTGGACAATCACAACCTCGAGCGCGTGTTTATCATGATGCCGGAGATGATCGAGGTTGCCAACGCATACGCAGCGGAGTCGAATTGCTTGCGACATTTCCGCGATCCAAGAATCTCCAAGGTCGAATAGACCCACTCAAGGGGCAGCGCAAGCTGCCCCTCTTTCGTTGGGCTGCGCCCTATATATAAAACGCGCAGGACGCAGGACGCAGGACGCAGGCCGGCGATAAATAAAAGCTTTGATCATATGGGATTATCCGTTATAATCTTATCAACAATAAAACAGTGAGGTATATCATGACTAATCAAGACAAGAGAATGCTTTCAAACGTATCAAAGATGCCCGGCCATTCAATCAGTAGATCGGCGCGCCTATGTCACGTTGGACAAAAACTACGCAAGATTAAGGGCAGCACTTGCGAAAAGTGCTATGCGCTCAAAGGCATGTATAACATGCCAAACGTAAAGCAGGCTATGGAGCGGCGCGAAGAGTTTTTTCATTCAATCGATTTTGTGCCGCGTATGGTCGCGCTGCTCAATACACTACGCAAGCCAGAATTCCGGTGGTTTGATAGTGGTGACGTGGATAGCGTGACAATGGGTCACAATATTCTGGACATATGCGAGGCGACACCGGACAAAATTCACTGGATACCAAGCCGCGAATATAAGATCTGGGGCGACGTTCTACGCACTCGAAACCTGCCGGCCAACGTCACGTTGCGAATGTCCGCCCATATGATCGATGACGCGCCGGCCAAAGCGTGGCAGAATACCAGCACCGTTGCCAGCCACGGTGGAAACATTACCGGCCATCTATGTCCGGCACCAACGCAAGAAGGCAAGTGCAAAGATTGTCGCGCTTGTTGGGATCGCAAGGTTGCCAACGTCACCTATTACCAACACTAGGGGGTACTCATGACCAAGCTAGATTTTATCAGCCTATGTGGCGAATTATTAATTGATCCGGACGTTGCCTTATCTGACGACAATGTAGAACAAATGCTTCTTGATCGAGCCGATAGCGAGCTTCGAGAGTATTTAGAGAATGAATTTTAATAGGGTATCGGGCGCCGCTTGACGGCGCCCGCTTTTCTGTTCTATGCTTCACTCATTCATGATTAATCTCCCTAGACTGGAGGGCGCAGGCCGCAGGGCTTTCGTCCTCCGCTTTTTATTCATGACACGCAGGACGCAGGACGCAGGCTATCGAGCCTCGAACCAAGAACCTAGGGCGCAGGCGCGCAGGGCGCCGGCCACGTCACGCATAGAACCGATAAACAAGGCCGCAGGACGCAGGTCATCGATCCTCGAACCTTGGATTTCCAACACTTTATCACCGCCAAATAAAAATAGGTCGCCTTGACAGGGGTCGTGAAGCAAGAAAAAAGAAACGCCCCCGCAACGATTATGCGCCGAATGCCACGCGATCTGGGACTTTGATATAGAAACTCGACTATTCTTAATTATTTTTAATTCAGCCCAGATTGGCACACCATCCATACAAATATATAGGTCAGGCATGCCCTCTCCGGCTCTATTCTCTATCCTTTGGAAGTGCGTCCGCTTCGGCATATGTTGCTTCAATAAGTTCGATAGGCTCTTCTCTGTCTTTGGCATCGGTCACCCTCTTCATATCATCAAACGCAGTCGGGTAATTCTTTCGCAGATCAGCTAGTCGGGCTGCGATATCTTCCCTGCTTAACGCATCCAGTTGATGAATGTGGTTGTTCTCCCGCCTATCAATAGTCAGACCACCAAGGGCAGACCTTATCTTTTCAGCGTTTATTGCAGCGGAGAATTGACCAGACTCTTCGGCTCCCCGCGACAGTTCTTCCAACCGCTTTAACTGTCCTGTCAGGGTCACGCGATATCTGCGCTCCCTTTCTTCGCGTAGTTCCTTGATCAGTGGCGGCACTTCGGGAAAGTCACGACCATTGAGCAGCTTCGATGCTTGCACGTTTGCTGAGTCGGCAGAATATCCAGCCTTCCTTGCACACTCCGCATTGGAATAGATGCCCTCGACTATATACTTTGCAAACTCTCGCTGCCTTGGTGTCAAACCCGCTGGTCTTCCAGCCTTGCCTCTTGGTTTATCAGCCTCATCCATAGTGTATTCTCCTCGTTTTTCAAAAATATTTTCAGGAAATGAAATGCCCAGCCAACATACTTGTTTACGCTCTTTACACTTGTTTACACTTTAAAAACACCAAGTGTAAACGCTGTAACCCTTATCCACTATACGTTACAGCAATCTGTTTACGTTTTTACGCTAAAATCACAATATTTTTCATCACTCGATTACTTTTTTCGAGGAGAAAAGTGTATAGGTGATTTTTATGCTTGACCTTATGGGATAGTTGTATATTCTCCATATATGAAGTTAGTTTTTATTCTATCAGGAGGCTAGGAACATGACAATATCCAAACCAAGTCCCAAGGTTCGAGGGTCAAGGGTCTACACAGTAGGTTTACGCAAGCCGACACTAGGATCGAGGGTCTTGCATTTGGCTATTAACAATCGGGCGTGGTTGAAGGCGGCTATGTCCAAGCGAATTGCTTATGGAGGTAAGAAATAATGCAGCAAGTTGATTATCGTTTCGAGAACCACGGTTCTATATTCTTGTGCCAGCCATTGAATGCCGATGCCAAAGATAATTTGGATCAGGCTTGTGAAGGCACTGATGATTTTCATATTCGTTGGGGCGATGCGTTGGTCATTGACCATCGGTTTGCTAATGACATTGCCCAGCAGTTAATTGAGGAAGGATGGGTAATAGAATGAAAAGCTATCTTGTGGAAATAAATGCGGTGGTCTGGAAACAGATCGAGGTTCGCGCTGAGTCGGTCGAGGCGGCAGATACATTGGCGCATGAGTTGTTCAATCTGGCTGCGGACGGTTGTCCGGAGCGGTATGACCAACAGACCCAGATGATTTGGGAAGATGGTAAGGAGGTAATGTGATGAACTATTTAAAAGACATGACCAACGAACAGCTAAAAGCCTGCTTGTTGGGTGATATGGAAAGTTTACGCGATGGCGGATGGGTTCAGCACGTTGAAGGTCACTGTCCTGATGATGACAGCATTGACGCTACGGTTTCGGTGATCGAAGAAGTGTTCAGACGCATTGACGTTTATTCTAACAAAAGGAGGTAATGTGATGAGTATTGATGCAGAAGTTCAAATGGGTTGCGCTGGTATGCCGACAATTCATTTGGTGTATTCGCCAAACAGGGCGGAGTGGGAAGAGATTGCCGAAGGCATTTGGATTGGTGCGCTCGAGGGTGGCAGCAACCACTGGATCGAGTACATCCACACTGGCGGCAACGATCTGAAGTCTGGCAAGGAAATTGTCGAGAAGAATTTTGAAATCATCATGCATGTGGATGACGGTGAGCCGCAGCCTACACGCTGGTACAGGAATTCTTTTGATGTAATTGTCGAGGGCATTGCACTGCTTGACGATCATCGCAGGGGCTTGGTGTTCAGTGACCTTGGTCAACTGGATGCCTATGACTATGACCTGATTATTCAACTAGGTACATTTGGTAAGGAGGTATTTTGCTAATGGCTTACACATATAAATCAATTGATCCGGAGTCAGGGATCATGTGGTGCGTTCGGGCAGTGTTTCTGGGTGACAGCTACGGTCTGGGTGATTGCCTGACATACAACGACAAGGATGATCGTCACGGCTTCAATCGTGACGACAATCCCCTGATCGAGTTTTACGATATGGACTCGACTGCCGCCAAGATCATGGCAGATGAGAATGATATCATCGCGGAGCGGGGGCAGTTTGTCAGCCGCTACTATCTCGACACTTTAAACAGAACCGATTGGTCGCAGGGTGGCGGTCTTAATCTGGACGGCGGCGTGGATCGATGGTCTGTGTCTGGGGAGTTCATGGTCAAGGCTATGGATGCCGTGAACATCGAAACCGATTATGGTCATGCAAAGCGCGTGAAAAGCAGGGAGACTGAAGATGCCTAAGAAACAGCAGTGGCTTGTTAAGGCTACATATCAAGAGGCCAGCGAGTGGGTCTTGGATCGTGATCTCGATGACGCACATTATTGGTATGTGAAGTGGGATCGGCTCGAGGTGCAGTGGGAAGAGGGGGGATCGTTCGAGACGATCTATCCCGACTACCCTGCCTCAGATAATTTTGATTTCAAACGTCCAGAGGATGTGAGCGTAGAGGAGTACGAGTGATGACTAAAACTTTAATGGAGTGTTTGAACTGCAAGCACACAGAAGAGCATATCGCGCCGCTTCCGGAGCAATGCCCCAAGTGTCAGTTCTATTGCTATTACACGCAAGAGGAGATGGACGATGACTAAATACACCGTAAATGTAAGTGAAATTGTTTGGTATTGCTACAGTGTCGAGGCTGATACCCAAGAAGAAGCCGAACATAAAGCCAGAAACATTTGGTGCAACGATGGTGATGAAGCCGTGGATCATGGCGAGTGGCTGCAATGGCGGCAGAATGCTGAAGTTGATGGCGAGGTGGGTGATTTCTTTTTAGAAAAAAAGGAGGATAACTGATGACTAATCGTGGA